TGATCGCTTTCGCGGATCTGGTAGCTCCAACGCCTCAGGTGGAGATCGTTCGCCATGGGGTGACTTTTCATTTGAGTCGATATCTGCGCGTACCAGCAGTGGTATGCGTGTCTCGCCCGATAGCGCGCTGCGCCTAGCTGCTGTGTATGCCTGTGTGCGGATACTGGCCGAAACAATTGCATCACTGCCTTTGGTGGTTTACCAGCGCCGCCCTGACGGCGGCAAGGACAGGGTCACGGATCACTGGCTTTACCGCTTAATGGCCAAGCGGCCGAACCGGTTTCAAAATCCTTTTGAGTGGCGCGAGATGCTGCAAGGACACCTGGCTTTGCGCGGTAACGCCTTTAACCAGATCATCACCAACCCGCGCGGCGAGATCATCGAACTCATGCCGATCCACCCGGACCGGGTCAAGATTGAGTTGTTGCCCTCAGGTGAATACCGCTACCGAATTAGCGACCGTTCTGGCACTGAGGTGATCTTGCCAAGAGGGGAGGTCTGGCATTTGCGTGGCCTGTCCTCGGACGGCTTGATGGGTATGAGCCCGATTGAGCTTGCCCGGGAGAATCTGGGTACTGCACTAGCAGCCCAAGGCTATGGCGCACGTTTCTTTGCCAATGACGCCAAGCCCACAGGAGGGTGGATTGAATTCCCTGGCTCGTTCAAGGACTCCGAGGCCAAGAAGGTGTTTCGTGAGTCTTATCAGCAGGCGCAGTCCGGCTCCAACCGGGGCAAGGTCCTGGTGTTGGAAAACGGCATGAAGTTTCACGAAGTGGGCGTCACAAACAAAGACGCCCAGTTTCTGGAGTTGCGCAAGTTTCAGATCACCGACGTGGCAAGGCTCTTTCGTGTGCCACCGCACATGATTGCTGATCTTGATAGAGCGACCTTCTCCAACATTGAGCAGCAGAGTCTGGAGTTCGTCATGCACACAATGACGCCCTGGGCTGAGCGCTGGGAGGCCAGCATTCAATCTGAGTTACTTCTTGAAAGTGACGATATCGAGATTGAATTTGATTTCGCCAATCTGATGCGCGGCGATGCGTCTAGCCGCTCAAGCTACTACCAAAGCGGAATTCAGAACGGCTGGCTCACCCGCAACGAAGCACGCATTGCAGAAAACCTCAATCCCATTGACGGACTTGATCAGCCACTACGACCACTCAATATGGTCGAGGAGGACGTGGCAGAGGTTTTGGAAATCGATACACAAGCAGAAGCGGCAGAGCCACCGGAGCAAAAAGCGATAGAGCCTGAGAAGGATGAGAGTGTCGCCCGACTCAACGGTCGATTTAACGCCCTTGTTCAAACGACCTCTGAGCGGCTCGCTCGACGAATTGGCCGGTCAGTTCGTTTGGCAGAAAAAGACATCTTGTTGATCTCCCAAGCCTTGGCCGTACCGCTAGACCGGGTTCAGCTTTGGGCAAGCCAGATAGACGAGCCGCTAGATCAAAAAAAGCTTACCGAATCACTTATCTCTCTCGGACAGAATTTATGAAAAACCAACTTTTAGTAGCTGAATTTTTGGCAACGCCTTGGGCCTTGATGCCCGAGCGTTTGAGTGCTCTGGCCACTGTCATTTCCCGGTGGTCGCAAGGTGAGCCTGCCAGCGACGCCGCCAGGTTTCAGGTCCAAACAGACCGTGTACTGCGTGACACTCGCAGACAGACCTCGGCTGCCATTTCGGGTGGTGGCATTGCCGTCATCCCAATTTACGGCGTCATCACACAGCGTGGAAATATGGTGGATGACGTCTCCGGCCCTGGCATGGTCAGCACCCAGATCGTCACCCAAATGCTCAGACAAGCTGTTGCCGACGACGCGGTCAGTCAGATCCTGCTCGATATCGACAGCCCTGGCGGCAGCGTCTACGGCGTTTCTGAACTGGGTGATGCGATTTTGAGTGCTCGTGCACAAAAGCCCGTGGTGGCGATTGCGAACAGTCTGGCAGCTTCGGCTGCTTACTGGGTCGGTTCCCAGGCCAGTGAGTTCTACGTCACCGCCGGTGGCGAAGTGGGCTCGATTGGCGTGTGGCAGGCGCACCAGGACTACAGCAAAGCCATGGACGAGGCAGGCGTTAAGACCACGCTCATATCGGCGGGCAAGTTCAAGGTCGAGGGCAATCCCTATGCACCACTGGACGAAGAAGCGCAAGGATTTATGCAGTCCCGCGTAGATGACTATTACGCCGCATTTACCAAGGCTGTGGCCAAGGGGCGTGGTGTGCCCATCACCCAGGTCCGCGATGGCATGGGCCAAGGCCGTGTCCTGGGGGCTGATGCGGCCTTGGCTCAAAACATGGTGGACGGCATCGCCAGCTTTGATCAGGTCTTGAGCAAGATGCATAAAGACGCGGCGTCAAGTGCTAAGTCCAGTCCACCTGCCAAGCCCAAAACTTCCCGATTGGCCCAAGCCCGCTCAGAGCTTGGGATTCTGTAATTTGGACTGCTCCAGAGTTGCTCCGTTGAGCACCTCCAGTCCGAAAGGCGACCCGTAGGTCGCAAACCTGATGCGCGACTAGCTTTGCGTATTTTTTAATCTTTGCAATCCCGCCACCCAAGAGGTGGTTTTTTTACGTCTGGAGAAACCCAAATGAGTAAGCAATTGCGCGAGCTTCAAGCTCGCAAGTCTGATCTTGTCAAAGAGGCTCGTGCCTTAACTGACATTGCCGCCCAAGAAAACCGTGACCTCTCAGATGAGGAGGTGATCAAGTTCAATGGACTCAAGAGTCGAATTGAAACCGCTTCGGCGGCAATTGACCGCGAGTCGGCTTTGATTTCCGAAGAGGTTCAGATGGGGGCGAATGTAGGCAACCACTCTGGTGTCGGTCATGGTTCGGTATTCCAAAGCGTCGTGGTGAGCGATAACCGCGAACTCGACCCCAAACATGGCTTTCAAAGCTTGGGCGACTTCTTGCAAAACGTCTGCCATGCGCAAAAGCCAGGCAACCCGATTGACGATCGCCTGCTGATTGGCAGCGGTCGTGGTGCTGCCGCTCCAGCCACCTTTGGCAGTGAAGGCTCCGGTCAAGACGGTGGCTTCTTTGTCCCGCCACAGTTCTCAAAGGAGATTTTCCAGCTGTCTTTGGGCGAGGACTCATTGCTGCCGCTTACTGACAATGTGGAGATCAGCGGAAACACCATGGCGTTTCCTAAGGATGAAACAACGCCCTGGGGCACCAACGGCATTCGCGCTTACTGGCAAGGCGAAGCAACCCCATCGGTGACCACCAAGCCCGTTTTGGGACTGTCTACATTGCGGCTGAAAAAGTTGATGGCCTTAGTGCCTACGACCGATGAGTTGTTGGAAGACGCCAATGCCTTGTCGACTTATCTACCTGAGAAAATTGCACACTCCATTCGCTGGAAAACCAATGAATCCATCCTGTTCGGCTCAGGCTCTGGCGTACCGGTAGGCGCGCTCAATGCGGGCGCTACGGTCAGTGTGGCCAAGGAGACTGGGCAGTTGACACAAACGTTGCTTCCGCAAAACCTGGCAAAGATGATTTCGCGTCTGCCAACGGGCTCATTTGCCAATGCGGTTTGGATCGTCAATAACGATGTACTGCCAGCATTGTTCACTTTGACGTTGGGTAACTACCCGATCTACTTGCCAACAGGATTGACCGTCGGTGGTCTTCAGGTGTCCCCTTACGGTACGTTGCTGGGCCGCCCGGTATTTGTGTCTCAGCACGCCAACACCTTCTCGGCCCAAGGGGACATCTTGCTGGTGGATCTCAAGTACTACCAAACGATCACCAAGTCTGGCGGTATGCAGACTGCCACATCGATGCACCTGTACTTCGATGCCGATCTCACGGCGTTTCGAACCACCTTCCGTATGGATGGTCAGTCGAAGATTTCTACAGCGATCACGCCTGCCAAAGGCAGCGCAACGATGTCGCCCTTCATCCAACTCGGCGCGCGCTAAGCAGCCTCAAAACTTAGGAGAAAACTATGTTTCCCAACGCAAAAGGCAGCGAACTGCTGTCCGTTCTCGCCACCATCGACCCTGCCGCGCAAGCGGCAGGAACTGTCACTACAGGCTGGATTTCTGTGGCCAACCATCACGGATTCCTCTCCTTGGTTCAGACCGGAGTGCTCGGCACCAGCGCCACAGTGGATGCGAAGTTGCAGCAAGCTGTTGATTCCACTGGCACCAGTGCCAAGGACATCACCGGCAAAGCGATCACCCAGATCGTCAAAGCCACAGGCGACAACAAGCAGGCGCTTATCAACGTTAAGCCCGAGGAGCTCGACACAGTCAACGGCTTTGGCTTTGTTCGCCTGTCTCTGACGGTAGGAGTGGCTGCCAGCCAAACCGCTGCTCAAGTCCTAGGTGTCAATCCGCGAGAGCTCCCTGCCAATGCAGGCAACCAGGCGGCTGTTGTGCAGATTGTCTAAATGCCACTGCAACTCGTTTCAGCTCCAGCCGGGGAGCCGATCACGCTTCTTGAGGCAAAGCAGCACCTGCGGGTGGATGTTGATGACGATGATGCATTGATCGGCTCGCTGATTACGGCAGCCCGGCAGGCAGCCGAGACTCGCACCGGCAGGCAGTTGATGACTGCCCGCTGGAAGCTGGTACTCGACGCCTTTCCGGGTTCTTTGGCCAATCATGTTCCATCCGATGCTTCCTTTAGCTTGCCTGGTCACGCAATCCTTCTTGACAAATGCCCAGTGCAGTCATTGGTCAGCATCGAGTACCTTGACATGAATGGCAGCCCTCAGGTGATGCCGCCTGGGGATTACGTCTTGGACGCTGCATGCGAGCCTGCGCGACTCACCCCAGTATTTGGTAAGACTTGGCCCCCGACTCTCCCACAGATTGGCTCTGTGATCGTCACCTTTGACGCAGGATACGGCGCAGGCTCCTCTGTGCCCGAGGGAATTAAGAGTTGGATCAAGTTGCGTGTGGGAAGTCTCTACGGACATCGTGAGGAAATGGCAGTGCTAACGCGCGGTCGTATCGACTCATTGTCATTTGTAGATGGACTTTTAGACGGTTACCGCGTGAGCGTTGTATGAGCTTAATCAGTGCAGGTCAGATGAGCCAGCGTGTTCGCATTCAGCAGCCCACTGTTGCAAAGGATGCATTGGGTGCGCCGACACAGACCTGGAGCGATATAGCGACTGTCTGGGCTGATATCCAACCGATATCAGGGCGCGAGGCACGAATTGCAGATCGTATAGCTGCGGTGGTGAGTCATCAAATTACTGTGCGTTACAGATCCGAGTTCAACGACCCCAAAAGCGTTTCACAAATGCGAGTTCTGTTTCGAGATCGTATTTTTTCAATCCATGCTGCCCTTAATGAAGACGAGGCCAATGTCTCGATCATGCTTTTGGCAAGTGAAGGGGCGCGCAATGGCTAAAGTTGAAACAGTTCGCATTGAAGGACTGGCACAACTTGATCGTGCACTTCGCGAACTGCCTGACCGTGTTGCTAATCGAGGGCTCAGGGCATCGGTTTACGCAGGAGCAAAGGTCATACGTGATGAGGCGCGTACTCAGGCTCCAAAAGCTGCGCAGTCGCTTGGCTCTAAGCAACCACCACCCGGAACGCTCAAGCGTTCGGTGATCATGAAGCACGTTCGCGAGCTATCTGGTGGGGGTCGCCAGACCTTTTATGTTTTGGTGCGCCACGGTAAAAAGTACCGCAATCAGGGCAAGCGAGGGAACCTATCGCAAGATGCTTGGTATTGGCGCTTTGTTGAATTCGGTACTCGCAAGATGGCGGCTCGTCCATTTCTGCGTCCGGCACTGGAATCTCGACGTCGCCAAGCCGTTGATGCCATTAAGCAGCGACTGACCCAGCGCATCGAGATAGAAGCGCGAGCCTTGAATGGTCGATAACGATGCAGGACTTCTATGACGCGATCAAACATCTGGCCGCTGGGCAGGTGTACGCCATCGTTGCACCTGCGGGTGCTCAGTATCCGACGCTTGTTTACACCCCTATTGATCAGTCAAACGTTGCGTCGCTTGACGGACCAAACCAGCTGCGGCGCTCGCGAGTGCAAGTCGATGCGTACGCACTAACGCTGGTCGCTTGCGAACAACTGCAAGAGCAGGTCCTTGCGGCATTGCTAGCCAGTATCAAAACGGTGGCCGATGTACGCATGGGCCTTACCGATTTCGACGATGAAGCCGGTACTTACCGGATATCCGTGGACTTCACCTACTACCGGTAACGGTGGTCAGGTTGTCTTTTCATTTTTTTATGGAGGCCTTTTATGCCTAGTACTGCCATCACCGCGCAGGGCATCACCATTGCCCGGTTTGGAACCACAACCTTTGAGACCATCCCCAACGTAGTCTCCTTTCAGGGGCCTGGGGGTCAAGCCTCAGTTATTGACGTCACCAATCTTGCTTCAACAGCCAAAGAGAAGAGAGTCGGTCTTCGCGATGAAGGTCAACTCTCACTGAGCCTGCACTTCAATCCTGACGACACGGTCCATCAGGGCCTTCGTACAGATCGAGCCAATCGCGTGCGCCGCCAGTTCAAGATCACCTTCACCGACACCACGCCCGCTGCGACATGGACTTTCTACGGCTACGTTACACAGTTCAGTGTTCAAGGTGGTGTGGATGCTGTAGTTGAAGCTAGCGTCACGATCGAAATCGATGGCGATATC